AGAGAGTGAGAGAAGAAAGATTACTTTTAATCCGCAAACAGCATTAGCATTCGAAGGAGTTAATTTAAGACAATTTGGTTTTGCGTTTACTTTAGTTCCAGAATCAAAAGAAGAAGCAGAAGATGTAAGACGTATAGAAAATTTCTTCCGAAAATATATGTACCCTAGTGCTAATCTAGGACTCTCTATGACATATCCTCCTAAATTTAAAATACAATTTTTTGTTGGAGAAACAGAAAATAAATATATGCCAATGATTTATGATTGTTATTTAGCAGGAGTAGAAGCAACATTTAATCCAGATAGTAATGCATTCTTTGTTGATGGACAACCAACCGCAGTTAATTTAAGCTTAAACTTTAGTGAAGCTAAAATGCTTACAAGAAACGATTTATATAAAGAGAGTTCAGGAAGTGATGATCCTTCATACGATTATAGTAGACCTGGCTCACATCAAGGTACAGGATAATGGCATTTTTTAAACAATTTCCAAAAGTAGAATATGATTTTAATCGCCAAGGGGTGATTAATAATATGATTGATATTTATAGAAGTGTTAGACCACTTCAGAATTTTGTAGATAGTACTTCAGCTTATACATATTATGAAGTTAGAAATGGGGAAAGACCAGATATAGTTTCTAGACAATTATATGGAAACCAAAACTTTTATTGGACATTTTTTATTGTAAATGATTTTTTACACGATGGATTACAAACTTGGCCAATGTCACAAGAAGATTTATTTACATATATTGAAAGAGAATACGAAGGATATGCTATTACAACAAATCCAACTATTACAAGAACAAGCGATGGTCTTCTTATATCTCATGAAAATTCATTAGCAGGTAAAACACCTACAGGAACTACTGGATTATTTCAATTAGGAGAAACAATAACTGGTGGAACATCTGGAGCTACTGGAACATTAGTTCAAAAGAATTTAGACCTAAACCAATTAATCGTACAAAATGTAACTGGGGCATTTCTTGGAGATCCAACTACACTTCCTACAAATACAACCGAAAGAATTACTGGGGGAACATCTGGGGATTTTGTTGACTCATATCAAGCATACAAATATGCAGAAGCACCACATCACTGGTTTGTAACTGGGGATAAAGAAGAACAACCTGTAACAAACGCAGCATATGTTAATGGTGGAGTTCCAACAAGCAACCTATCATTTAAAACAAATCGTGCAGTCGTAGAAGAAATTAATGATGAAAGATCTAGAGTTAGAGTTATATCACCAGCATATATCGAACAATTCGCAGATGAATTTGAGACCTTATTAAATGCCTAGAACCGCTAAAGTAGTAGGAGAAGTTTCTGTTAATCCAGAAGCGTTTAATGTTGTCCATGCAAAAATAGAAATAGATAATTTACGTTTTGTTGATATAAAAAACCTAGTTCAGCAAATTCAAATATATGAAGATATAAACAAACCATTTTTAGAAGTTGTAATTTCTGTTCGTGACTCAACAAACTTTTTAGAGTTAAGTAAATTAAATGGTCACGAAGATGTTAATCTAAAAATACAAAGACAAGCTGGGGGCGAAGATAGGGATTCAAAAGAAAAATTTGAATTAGAATTAAGTGTAGCAGAAATATTTAATTACGTTAGAGAAGAACCAGGAATACAATATTATAAACTTAGATGTGTATCTAGACATTTATATAATAGTCAAGTTAAAACTTTAAGAAGAAGTTTTGAAGGTTCAATAGGAAAGTTAGTTAAAGATATTTGTACAAAAGATTTAGAAGTAGAAAAACTAGATATTAATACAGATACACAAGAAGTAATAAAAGGAATATATCCTACACTTAGACCATTACATGCTATAAACTGGTTATTAAGAAATGCATATGATAATGGAACTCCATATTATTTTTATGAAACTACGAAGGATGGAATACAATTTAACTCATTAGAAAATTTATTTGCAAAGGATGTTTATAAAGAATATGAATTTAAACCATTTTTCGAATTTGAAATGGGAACAAAAGAAGCTTACGATGAACAAGCAAGAAGAATAAATCAGTTTGGTTCTGAATTAGGTATGTCTAAATTAGAAAGTATGGCAAACGGATCTTATGCTTCTACTTTACATACTTTAGATATATCTAAAAAAGAATATAAGAAAGATTTTTTTAATTATGATAGTTCTAATCCAACAAAATTAAATAAAAAGAAACCTTTTACTGATTTTACAAAATTTAAAGATAGAAAATTGCCTGATTTAAAAGAGGGTAAACACTATTTTATTTCTAGGAACACTGATGCATATCCAAGTCATAAAAATTATCATGAACCAAATCATGTAACTTTAATGAAAGCTCAATCTCACTTATCAAATATGAATTTTATGACACACAGTTTTTCAATAGCTGGGGATTTCGAGATGACAGTTGGTAAGAAGATAAAATTAAAAATAATAAAAGCTTCAGATATGGTAGAGATTGACCAACCAACAGTTCCACTAGATAAATATTTAAGTGACAATTATTTAGTTACTTCGGTAAATCATTTTATAGGACCAGAAACTTATACAATGCAATTAAAAGTGCAGAAAGATTCTGTTGAACAAGGACTAGAACAATAATGCTTAGACAAGACGATCAATTTGTAGGTGGCCAATTCGATTGGTTTATAGGAGTAGTAGAAGATACTAACGATCCTAAGAAACTAAATAGAGTTAAAGTACGTTGCTTTGGTTATCACACAGACGATAAAGCAGAAGTTAAAGTAGAAGATCTTCCATTTGCCACAGTTATGATGCCAAGTACTTCTCCAAGTGTAGAAGGTATAGGTCAAAATCATCAATTATTATCTGGCTCTTGGGTGGTTGGATTCTTTCGTGATGGTCCAAGTGCGCAAGATCCTATTATACTAGGAAGTATTATGTCTTTTACAGAGACAGCAAGAGATACTTCTTTAGGATTTTCTGGTACTTATGGAAACAAAGCAGGAACATCTGATGTTCCAACTGAAGTAGATAGTGCAAATGCAAATCAAGTAACAAAAACTGTTGGCGGACATTTAATAGAATTAGATAACACATCTGGTGAAGAAAGAATAAATGTTAAGCATAAAAGTGGAACAACTTTACTAATTGATAAAGATGGTGGAGTACACGTAAATGCTATTAATGATATTGTAACAATTGATGGTAATACATCTATTACTGGTACTTTAAATGTAAGTGATGCTGCGACTCTTCAATCAACATTAGATGTAACTGGTAACCAAACCAATGCGGCAAATATTACTGCCAGTGGAACAGTTACAGATTCTGGTGCAACATTAGCAACACATACACATCCAGGAGATTCAGGAGGAAATACCGGTTCTCCTAATTAATTCGTATAAATAAAGACATGGCTTCAACATTAATACAATCAGATAAAAGCATATCAGGAGATCTTTCTCGAGCTAAGGTCGTATCACGTAAGAAAGGTCATAGAGATTTAGACCTAAAATTAGGAATACATCCAATAAGAAAAGATCTAAACGTATTAAAAGATGATAATGCGGTAAAGAATGCCGTTAAAAACCTTTTAATCACGAATGCAAATGAAAGACCTTTTCAACCTTTTCTTGGTGCTAACTTAAGAGGTTTATTATTTGAGCCTGCAGATACTTTAACAAAGATTGCATTAAGAGAAAATATATCAAACGTTTTAAATAACCATGAACCGAGAATCATAGTTCAAGATATTGATATAAAGGATTTACCAGATGAGAATGCTTATAGAATACTGGTTAAGTTTAAAATAAAAGAATACGACAGTAATGATACTGTTGAAATAGTATTAAGAAGGTTACGATAATGGCTACAAATTTAAAAGTTACTGAGTTAGATTTTGCAGATATAAAAGACAATCTAAAAGCATTTTTAAAACAACAAACAGAATTTAACGATTATGATTTCGATGGTTCTGGCATGAGTGTATTACTAGATGTTCTAGCATATAATACACACTATAATGCAATGAACGCACACTTTGCTTTAAACG